GGAGTTTCGTATCTCGCGTAGGGATCTCGCTGCTGCTGCTCGCGGTGGATTTGGTATTTCGACCGCTACTGTTTCGAGTGCTGCTTACAAGGTTATGAATCTTGAGAACCAGTTAATTCTCAATGGTTTTGCTGCCGATGGTACTAACTATGACATCAAGGGTCTTTATCAGAGTGCAGGTAACTCTTATACCACGCAGAAGGATTTTGGATCTAGTGGTAATCCGTTGGCGGCTGTTGCAGGTGCCATTGATCTGATGCAGGCTGATAACATTACTGGCCCTTATAATTTGGTTCTTAACCCCACTCAGTATATGGAACTTGCAACGTCTGTTCTTGGTTCTGGTGCAGGTGAGCGTGAAATGGCAATGGTCAAGGAGATTCTTGAGGGTGGAAATATTTACTCTACGTCCTTCCAGACTGCTGGAACGGGTATGCTTCTTGCTGATGCTTCTGCCGGTTTCTTTGAAATGATTGTTGCACAGGATATGACCACCGAAACTGAAGTGCTCCAGAAGTCTAAGGATCTTTGGGGTAGAGTTTACGAGTGTGTGATTCCTGTTGTCTATGATGCAAATGCGATTTGTAAATTAACCACTATTTGAGGTTGGTGATTTACAATGTCTTGGAGTAATATTGCAGAACTGCGTGGATTGGTAGAGACTGAAATACCAGATTCTACCCTCCAAGATATTCTTGATATTGCACAGAGATACATTGAATCACGCATTGGCGTTCAATCAAACCCTTCATATGAAATCCAATCGGCTCATCTCTTTAAATCGGCCGCACTCACTCTAAAGCGAATGAAAACAAACGGCGAATTGCCGTATATGTCAAAGTTGGGGTCAGCCCAACAGTATAATGAGATTGACGATATAATCAAAATGTATGAAGCAGAAACGTCAGCATTAATTCGCAAATCAATATTCAGTGTTCAGAAAGCCTCAACTGGATTACCATATGTCCGTTCAAGATGTAAATACGTTGAGGATGAAGAAAATGGATAGCATAGAATCATGCGAGTTACAGCATTGTCGTTTACGGACTGATATTTTATGTGAAGTTCAGCGTAGGGAAGAGAAGCAGGATGAACGATTCCACGCCCTTATTGATGAATTGAGATTGGATTGGAAGGAGACAAAGAAAGAGGTAATATCAATTAAAGATACGATGATACAGGGTTTTATAGCGTTGATTGTTGCTGTTATTGGTGTTTATGTTTCTTACCTCTTGTTAAATGTTAATGGATTTTTTTAAGGTGGTTTTATGCAACAGAGTGGGTTTAAAATGAATAATATATTAAAGAAATTAGGCGCTTATTGCACCTTTCTTATTCAGAAATCTACAACCTCCTCTGACACTTTTTATCAAGAATCAACCACCGAATATAAAGAAGTAGAATATTGGGCTGTTGTTCTCCCTGCCCGCGCATATGACTTACATTCTAATGTTTTTGCTCGCCAAGAGCGAACCGGCACAGAACTGTTTGGTATTATCAATATTTTTATTAGTATTACAGATGGTGATACTCTCGTAATCAATCGGGATTATTACTCTGATTCTGTAGGACGCTACCAGATTGTCGGTAAGGAAATATACGGAACCTCTTACTATCTACTTGAGGCACACCTGGAGACTGCATTATGAAAACAATGGTGCAAGGTGTAGAGGAAACAAACGCAAAATTAAGTCAGATTCTTGCTGCTGTGCAGGAGAATGTTGATAATACGCTTGATTTGTTTAGTGGTGACATGACAAAGGAGATCAAGGACTCTGCTCCGTATGATACAGGGCGCTACATGAGTTCCTGGTTCTATGAACGTCAGGCAGAATTAAAATATGCAATTATAAGTCAAAATTCTTACGTGCCTTACAATACATATCTCGTTTTCGGCACTGAGAAATTCAAACCAATTGCAAATGAACCACGCTACAAATATCCTGATTCTGACCGTGGTATTATCCACGATGTAAGACAGATTAAGTTTATCTATAGTATTAAACTTGGTCAGTTAATTAAGCGTGTGAACTTACTTAATGCAAATATATCATTAGCGGGGTTATAATGGATATAGATGGTGTTTTAAAAGAGATTGCTGAGTTCATCGAAGAGAAGATTCCTGAACTTGATTCTAAGGTTACTACCATATATCCCGAATCAGGCAGATTCGCTCCTCCTACTGTTGTAATAGACATAGTAGCAGGGAGAGAAACCCTCATCGTTGATGGAACAAAGACACATGAATTAGTGCGCATTGCAATCATTTCTGATAAGAAGAGTGAGATCAATCGCATTTTTAAATTGATTACAGATGCTTTCTTGGATTATGGACGGGAACTTACATTATGCGTTTATGGTGGTGTAAGTTATATTTCTCCCGTTGCTCCCGCATTTGTTGAAAAGAATAGTGCAATGAAACGTGAATTGGATATTGTTGTAATTGAATTTAGAAAGAGAGGTTAACTATTATGGGACAAAACGCAGGTTATACTACAACCGTTGAATATATTAAAGAGACTTCATTTGGCACAATGCCTACGAATCCCGTTATGCAGTGGATTGGTATTGTTACTGATGCTAAGTTTACGGATAAACCGAAATCGTTTTCCACGCGGTATTTTACGGATTCTGATTACACTAATCCGAAGTCTGCTGCCTACAAGCACATTAAGACTGTAATGGATGCAGGCGTAGAGATTGAGTATGTGCCACAGGGTATTTTAGATGGATTCTTAGGATTTGCACTTGGTGGTGATACTTCTTGCACTGGTCTTGTAGATGGTATTAATTCCGTTACGATTGGTGCAATTATTACGGGTGGGACGGATAAGTATGTTGTCTATAAGGGATGTGTAGTTGATGAGTTTACACTTACCATTCCTGAAGATGATGTGCTGAAGTGTTCTGCTAAGTTTACTGCTGCTGATGCTGCCGCACCTTCCGCTATTAATTATAAGGGAACAGGTAGTAATGCAACGGAGAGCACTGATCCAATGCTTACGTGTGATGATATTAGTGATATTAAGTTGAGCACAGACAATGGTTCTTCCTGGGTCAATGCTACTGATATTGTGCGTGAGATTGAGTTGTCTATCTCGAATAAGAATGTCTACCTCAAGGATCTTGCCTCTACTAACAGCACTCACATTGCAGGTGTTGTGAATGTGGGTAAGGACGTTAAACTTGGTCTTGAACTGTATTATGATGATCTTGACCTTCTTACACAGGTTCGGGCACTTACACAGTGTGGATTTAAGTTTACCATTGATGGTAAGACGTTTACCCTTACCGGGGTTCAGTTCCCTGAGTATCCCCTTGATGTCAAGCCTGATGAGGTTATTGGGGATAAATTGGAATCGCTGCAAGTTACCGGGCTTACCATAGCCTCCTAAATATTTTTTTCTTACTGATTATTATGGTTAACGTTATTATTAACAATGAAACTTATGAACTGACTGATGAACCTTATCATGGTATTGTGCGTAAAGTTCGTAAGATGCAGAAAGCAATGCTTATTGATCTTCTATCCAGGTTCAAGGATGAACTTGACGATAGCATGAAAATTGAAGATGCTCTTGCTATGATTGCAAACAAGCATCCCGATGAGATTATTGAATATTCAGAGCGTGAGGAAGATTTCATCGTGATTACTACGATCTCTCTCGCTACAAATAAGATGTGGAATATAGAGGACTTTGACACTGTTCCTATTGGGGAAATGGATAAGATTTTCCAACAGTGTAAGGATGTTCTTGGTGGCGATGTGAACCGTTTTTTCAGAGGTTACGCGACGAATATACAGGAAGCGCCGAAGGAACTCAAGTTGAAGAAGAAGTAGGACAACTTTCTTTTTCAAGTAATAAAGTAGTAGAAGTGCGTAAGAAACTCAAAGAACGTAAATACTTACGTAATCTTCTGGAAGAGGATACTTATTACAAAAAAATAGCGCGATGGAAACATGCATTGCGTAATGGTTCTGACGATGAAGATTTTGCAGACTTTGTATTAATTGATGCTTTTGGTTGGTCATGGGATGAAATAAACAATATTCCA